GATAATACGGCGCTAGTCGCCTGGTCCGTAAGGTTTACGCTGTTAATTGTTAGCGCTGGGTTTGAAAGATAAACGGTAGTTGCCATAGTGGGTTAGTCCTTGTCTGTTTCTGTATCTTTAGTTTTAGCAGATTTCTTAGGCGTATATGTGGATATATGCCCGCTATCTATAAGCACTTCAATATTTATACCAGCCGCTTCTAAATCGTTGCCTTCTAAAATGTCGCCGCGTTTACAATTAGCGAACCTATCACTAGTAACTATGTATTGTGCCATATTGTGCCTTTACTGGGTTTGTGCTTGCATTGTTATAGTCAAATCATAGGCGGGATACGCTACGCCGCCTACTAATGCTTCTGTAGGCCTGCCGTCTGTTACGCCTACGTTTGCGCCTAAAACTTTGCTGGCAAGGTTTAATAGGCTGCGTTGCGCGTCTAGGTTGCCTGGTCCTAACGTTATTACGCGTACTGGAAACGCCATTTTTACTATGTTTGCGTTAAACGCTTCAAAACTTGGCGCGTCTATAAATGCGCACGGCGGCGTTAAGTTGCGCGGGTCGTTTACTACCTGTAAGCCTGTAACGCCTTCAAGTGTTGTAGTTAAGTTTGTTAGCGCAGTATTAAACAGGTCGGTAAAGTTTTGGGGCATTACGCAACCGCTGGCCTATCTACGCCTAACAGCTGTTTAATCATTGGTGATAAGCCCATAGTGCCGCCTGTACCTAAACCGTCAAAAGTGGCAAAGTCTGTTACGCCGCCGCGTTGACGGTAAAGCGCGCCGCCATACATAATCGTACCTAAACTTACCGAACCGTTTGGCACGGTTGTAAGGCTTTCGTTTCTGTAGCCTGCTTCCTGCCTTCGGCGATACGCAAAACTATTGGCAGCCAAAGCGCAAGTAGTTAAAAATGCTGTATCTGCTGCAGTAGCTGTACCAATACCTAGCCAGTCTTCTATTTGTTGCGCTGTTATCCAAGTGCATACAGGCGTAGTAGTTAGTGTGCCGGTTGCGGCCACTATGTTTACGTTGTCAGCTGTTTTAGCGTATAAAACTTGGTTAGCTATTGGTGCTTCAATGTCGTAAACAAAAAAACCTTGGTCATCTACGCCCGTAAAATAGTATTGGGGTAAACCAACTACCGTATAAGTACCGTTAAAAGTTGCGTCAACACTTGCAATAGTTACGCTTTGCCCTACTTCTAACGGGTCAGCGTTAGTAAGTAAAACGATTACCGCGTAGTTATCGGTTAAGTATTTTTGCTGGACCGAATAGACGGCCATAACTGGCCTACCTTTCGGCTATTAGACGAACTTAACGAACTTAGTAGCGTCAGCCATAAACCCGGCTGCGTAACCTCTGAACGCAATCGTGCGGCCCATAGTTGCAGGTACTTCTACGCTAATTGCACCTTTTTGCTGTTCGTAGAATTCAAAGCCTGCAGCTGGTCCGGCTGCGTGGCCCATAAACGAACCTGGGGCGTGTCGGTCAACTACAAGCACAAGGCCAAGCGGGTTGCCGTTCCAACTTGTAGCAGAAGAATTACCTGCAGCATTTTGACCCATAAGGTTAGGTGCGCCTACAAATGGAAACACTGGGCGGTTCTGGTCATCTACTGAACTTGCCAAAGCTTTCCAACTGGCAGGCGTAACGAACATATGCGTAGGCAAATAGTTAGAGTCTGTAGAAATTTGTCGTGCGCCTTCGTAAATTGCTGCTACCCAATCTGCACCTACTGCAGTGTCTGCAACTGATGAAGTTTGTGTAATTGCAGCGTGGCAAGTATCTATTGCGTAGTTGTCAGTTGCCTGACCGTAAGCAATAGCTAACTGGTTCAAAATAATGTCAATACTTGCAGGGTCTGAAAAATCTAAATCTTGTTCGGACACTGTAACAAATGTTCCAAAACTTAGTTTAGAAATGTCATTGTTTGAAACGACAACAGTTGAAGCGTTTAGCTGGTCAAACTGTGCCGATTGCTGTTGCACTACTGGGCGTGTTGTAATTTTTGGCCTGCGAAACGTTGCGCCTTGTGTAGGCATTGCGCGAGTACCAATGGCAGTAACAAACGGGCGCACTGGGTTAAGTCCGTCATATACAGAACCAGTAATAATTTCTGGCAAAATACCTGGGGTAGATTCAGTGTTAATAAATGGTGCAACGCCCGGCGCTGCTTCTACTACTGCTTGTTTAATGTTTGCGTTCATCTGTGCAAAATCTGCACCGCCGCGCACATAGCTAGCAATATATTCCGAAGTACTTGGCAAACGAAGTTTACGCGGTTGCGCGTATACCGTGTGTACGGCTGCTGCTTCAACAATTTGTGGGGTTTCTGTTTCCATTTTTTCTACCTCTTGTTCTGGGTCTTGTTTACTATTTAACACTACTTCATCTTCGTTTTGGTGGATACTGGCCGCTACGCGTTCTACTTTAGCGGCTTCAAAAGCGCCGAAAGGTAAAAGGCTTAATTCTTGCCAATCTGCTTTAGTTACTATCATTGTGCCGGCTTCGTCAAAACTGAATTCAACTGGCAAAATACCTACTGAAACGCTATCTAGTACGCCGTCTTTTGCTAGTTGTAAAGCTTCGTCGCCCTGACGGGTTTCGCTTATGCGAGCTTCAAACAGCACCGTATCGCCAACTACTTCACGAGCCGTTACCAAACCTATTGGCTGCGTTGCGTCGTGGTACATATACATTTTAGGTTTCTTGCCTTCAAGTGGCAAACTGCCAGGTTCAAACCGTACTTTTTGGCCGTCGCTTACTACAGCTTCTACGCCGTATTGCAACGCAACGCCCGCTAATGTTCTTCTTGGCAGCGTTGCACTAGCGGGCGCTGCGTCTAGCGTCAATTCTTGCGGCGTCAATCTAAGCATTATTAACCGTCGTTTCTTCTTGTACTAATTCTTCTTCTTTTTCTACTTCGTAACTTTCTAAATAACTTTCAATGTCAAACCTTACTACCGTGCCACGCGGCAAAACGTTATTAGCGCTAAGCGTTTCTTGTATGCAATCTATGTACGGTTTAACGCCAAATTTATATAAGTCGCGCGAAGCTTCAGCGCTGCTCACATAACTGTAATTGCCAATACTTACAGAAACTAAATACGCCGGTACGTTTGCAATTCTTGCAATTTCTTTAGCCTGATATTCGGCGGCGTCAATAAGTAGCATTTTGTCAGGCGTCGCCATATTTGGTATTACTTCCACAAATTCGTTAACAGCACTTGTAGCAGAAGCAAAACGTGCTTCGTCATAGGCCGCTGCTAAATCGCGTAATTCTTGTGGGCTCATAGGTTCGCCGCCCATTTGCCTAAGCGTTACGGCTGGTTGCAAACTGCTTGCGTTGCGATTACGGGCCTGTTCAAGTTTTAGCGCAGTATCTACAGAAGTTGCGCCGGTATAAATAAGGCCTTGAATTGGGCTTAAAAACTGTACGCAATCTTCCCAGCGAATAGGTAAACCTTGAAACAATATTTGTTTAGACGGACCAAACCATACGCCGCTACTTTGTGCTTGGTCTTGCGTTGTAACCATTGCGGCAGGCAAACGCGTAAAATTACTTGGATAGCCCGAACTGTCGCGGTCGGTTATGAACCAAAAACTTCTTCCGTAAAACAGTAGGTCATCAAGTGTAAATGAAAGTAGAAAATTATTTGTAACGCCTTTGTCAATCCGCTGTAACCAGCTGCGCGGCGCTTCTGGCACTAATTCTATTTCTTCACCGTTCCAAATTTCTTTATACATTTTTAACGGTAAACAGCCAATAACCGACGCCATTAAATCGCGGCTACGCGAAATAGTCGGCACTTGCATAAAACGTTGTCTAGAAACGCCGTCAGAATAAGCGTAAAAATTGCCAATTTGTGAAGCGCCGGCGTTACTACCTGCAGCCGCTTTTACTTGTTTAACAGGTTCAGGTTTGCGCGCAAATAAAGCCATTGGGTAAGTATGCCACATTTAAAATAAAAATTTGTGATAGGTAGCCGCCGCAGTCGTGAACCGAGAAAGTCTTAAAACTCAACGGCTACCCGCGCATTACCTTAGCCGATAACAAAACCTATATAGCGCCACGCGTGCTAACTATTAACGGTTTACCTATTGTTGAAGGTTTGCTAACCATACTTACGGCAAACACTAAACAGCGTGCTAGTTCTATTGGTCCGGGGCTACGCAAACTAGACAAAGTTATAGCGCCTTGGTTTTTGACTGCTACAGCGCGTTCTATGTGTTGCGCTAATAGCTGGCTACCGTCGTGCCTTACTTTGCCTTCAAGTATTGCGGCCCTAGTGCTAACGGTCCAGCGCTGTAGTTCACGGTTACCTACCATAGACGCGCGGCGCGCAAACTTTGTAGGTAACGTCATTTCAAACGCAGGCGTAATAAGCAGGCGTGTAGTTTGGTCAATACAGGCCGCTTCTACAGCTTGCCAGCATTCGGCTAACGTATCTTTAACAAATTCTACGGCTACTTGTATTTCGCCTTTGCCGTTTAACGCAGCCCTAACGCCGACATAGCGCGCTTCATCTTGGCTTTGCTCTATAGCCAGTACGCCGCCTTTAGGCATAGGGTCAGCTGTTACTAGCTTGTCAAAAACCCCTGGCTGTAGCCAGCCGTTAGCGCTAGCGGTCCAAATATTGACGCTGGACCGTAAAAACGCGTTACGGTTTGGCTGTTCAGCTTCTGAAGCTATTACGTCTAGCGTAAGTGTGCTACCTATTGCAGGGTTTGCTTGAAGCCACGCTTGCGGCGTCATAGGGTCAACGTCGCCCGCCGGTGAATATTCGGCAAAGTAAAGCGACGTAGTTTTCTTTTCATCTATTGCCCGTAAACCCTGTTCGCGCCATTTCTGCATTTCTTTAGAACTTTCGTCGCCTGCCGTAGAAGTCATAAACAGAAGCGGGCTACGCCGTGTACGCATAGTAGGCAAAAGACCTACAGAAACCGAGTCAGGCGATACCGCCCAAAGTTCATCTATGCAACACAAATCGGCGGTAAGGCCGTGAAACGAATTAGGCGTAGCAGCACGAACTAGCCAGCGTGTACCGTCTGGCAAATTGGCTTCGTTACGGCCTACCGCCCAAGTCAAAATAGCGCCAAACTCTTTTTCAAGTATTGGCGCAACCGCGTTAAACAGTTCTATAGCCAGGTCTAACCTATGTGCTGTAGTAATAATGGTTTGCGGCTGGTTTCGCAGCTTTGGCATTTCTGTAGCCCAAAAACCTACAAGGCTGGCTAACAAAATGCTTTTACCGTTTTGACGCGCAACACTAACTAAGCCCTGCCGGTGCAATAAGTCGCCGTCTGCATTATGTGCTAGCAAACCCGTTGCAACGTGATATTGCCAGTCCATTAAATTGACGCCTAAATACTCTTGCGCCCAAAGCTGTACGCCGTCAGCCAAATAGCGGCCTTCACGTTCACAGACAGTTTCTAAACGTGGCTTGTATGACTGTGCATAGTTATGCACTGGCTGGTTCTGGCTAGTTCCGTCTGAACCTTGCTGGTTCTGGTTTAATCCGTTTTCATCAGCCGTAAAACCCTTATAAGATAAGGATTTAGGTGCGTCGGGGGCAGCGCTAGGCGGGTAAAAAAACGGGTTTGCTGTTTTATCGTTTTGCATAGTTATGCGTTCGGTTGCATAAGTTTTTTTTGCGTTTATGTTTACTGTGGGTGCTGGTTCGTAAATGCTTTTGCGTTTGAGGTTGCCGTATCGTGCGCCGCGTGAACTGTTGCAGGGTTTGCAAGCCGGTACTAGGTTGTCTAGTCCGTTGACGCCTAGCTGGTCTTTAGGCCAGCGGTCTACTTCTACTAAATGGTCTGCTGTTGTGGCTTCTCTGCTGTTGCACCAATGGCATAATGGTTTTTCTTTTAGTAATAAGCGTCTGTTTGTTTTGTATTGGGTTTGGCTTCGTGCTGTTTGGTTTAGTGTGCGTTTTGTTAACTGGCTTTGGTTATGAGTTTGTTTACGTTTAGGCATTAGGCGCTTTGCTTGCTAGCGCGCGCTGACGCGCTTGCTCTTAATAAGTGGTTAGTTGTGCAGGTTGACGGGCGCAGCCAGGTTATTAGTTTTGTTACGTTCATAGTTTGTTTGTGTGTGTAAACCATAATGCAGATAAGCCCCCCGCTGCTTAGCCTCACGCAGCACCCATAACTTTATTCTTTAGCCAGGCCCTGTATCACTACAGCGCCTTCTACCCGCGTTACCGCGTTTTATACCAACCGCCGCGCAAC